CAAAGGCACAAAACATTCGGGTCACCCAAGCGACCGACTACTGGTATCAGATTGATACCACCACAGTTTTCTCTGTGCGTACCTACGCTGCTGCAGGTTACGGGTCTGACCCGATGCTGTGGCTGTACAACTCCGATGGTCAACTTCTCGCCCAGAATGATGACTGGTACGGCCTGCAGTCCAACATCCAGATTGAACTGCAGCCCGGCTGGTATCGGCTTAGGGCCGGTGTGTGTTGCGGTAATCCCGATGCGTGGTGGTCGGGTGTTCAGTATGACCTAGAGACATCCGTTTCGCCCATCCAGCCCACAACGTCAGCAGCAACAAGCACATCAAGCACAACAACATCAACGCTGCCAGAGCCAACGACCACAACAGAAGCAACAACTTCATCTACCGAAACTAGCACCACAGTCGTTGATACGACCCCTGTATCCACGACTGTGATACAAGAAACAACTAGTAGTACAGTGACGGTATGGCAGACGACGACATCCAGCGATTCGCCTACGACAACGCAGTCTTCCACAACATCGTCCAGCACTACGACGACACAGCCCGAGGAAACCACGACGACATCGACTTCGACGCTGCCTCCCTTGACGACATCGACGGAACCGAGTACGACAACAACGGTCATCTCGTCATCGTCATCGACGCCGAGTTCCTCGCTGCCCTTTCCCACATCGTCATTGCGACCCACGAGTACGACGGGTTCGACGGTATCCCCGACGACTACGACTTTTCCTCCGATGAAACCTTTGGCGACGACTGTGGTTTCTGGCCCACCCGAGAACGTTTCTACCGTTGCGATTCCACCCGCAACGACGACGACCTCCCCGCTGATTGAAACCGCTGAGGAAGCCGTCGCTGTACTCTCGCAGGTCTCGTCACCTGAAGAAGCAGCAGCAGCGATTGAAGCGATTGCGGACAACATTGACACCTTGACAGCGGAGCAGTTGGATGAGGTGGCACGAGTCATCTCCGCTGCACCAGTGGAAGTGAAACGGGACTTTGAGGAGCAGGTCAACATTTTCGGTGGCGGTCTGGATTCGTATGTCCCGGCGGATTCGAATGTGACTGTCGGGCAACGTCGTGCCCTTGTCGCAGTGGGGGCTGTGTTGGCTGCTGCTCCGGTGGTTATGTCCCGCAAACGGTAAAATACTGTCCAGTTTGCGAGAATAAACGGGGTGCTAATCTCGGCTACCGATGAGTAAATTCCTTGCTGCCGTTTGCACCCTGATTGTGGCTGCTTGTTCAAGCGCATACATCATCATCACCTTGTCGGGGCAGACCCGTACGCAGGCGTTGTGGATTACCGGGATTCTACTCACTGCTACCGTTATCATTACTGCGATTGAGTCGAAAGAAGACTGATGTACCCGTCCCGGAAGTTTGTGACCCCTGCCGAGTTGTCGAAGTGCCCGAACGGTGACATCCCGGCGCACCTGTTGTCGAACATCAAACCGTACGGCCAGTTGTATTGGAAGGCTGCAAAGGCGTGGGATGCAATGCTTACAGCAGCCAGGGCCGACGGGCTGGATTTCTCGCATGTCGGTGCGTTGCGCACGTTGAAGGAGCAGGAGTCGCTGTTCGCTTCCCGTTATACGGCGAAGGCGTCGAAGCGTGTCCCGCAGATTACCCGCACCTACAAGGGGAAGACCTGGTTCTTGAAGGACGGGATGGCTCCGGCTGGTACTCCTGGCACATCGAAGCACGGGTGGGGTTGTGCAGTCGATGTGGCTGCTGTCGTCAACAAGAAACTCATCAACCTCGGCGGTAGCCAGAAGCATGTTGACTGGCTCAAGGCGAACTGTGAAAAGTTCGGTTGGGCTTGGGGTGTAGGCGACCCGAACAATAAAGAGTTTGAAATCTGGCACCTCGAATGTTACGATTGTGACAGCCTTCCTGTTGACATTACAGGCGGAACCGTCGAACAAGCATCCAAGGTTGCGAAGCCGACACGCAAGGAAAAGAAGGGCCGAAAAGGATTGAAGGGGTAGCGTTGTGGCAAGAACTTTTGCTGGTGTTGTTCTTCTTGGTGTCGCTGTCTGCGTTACTGCTATTGTTGGCGGTCGTCTTCTCGAACGCCGATGGGACAGCAAAGGGTTTTACGAATAGTGGAAGCGATAACGGTTGCAGTTATTGCAGCGGTCGGTGGTGTACTGGCTGCGTTGGTTCAGTCGATGCGGAAAGAGAACCGTGACGACCACGCAATCGTTTCCGATTCGTTAAACAGAATCGAAACCAAGTTAGATAACCACATTGACGACCACCTCAAAGGCGACATCTGAGGCTGCTAACCTGCGTCTCCTTATGACGCAACAGGACATCGACATCCTCATCAAATACCTGCAAAAAGCCATCGTTCCGCAGGCAGAACAAGCCCAATTCATCAAGGCTTTCGAGAGGCTGATGTCCTTAAAACTAAAGTCTAGACAGGCCGCATAGTACTGTTTGGGGTATGACAGACCCCAAGAATTTTCTTGTCTGCCCAGCCTGCGGTGTCGGCTGGGATATCTCAGAAGGCCGTTTCTGTTGGGTGTGCAAAGCAGAAGGCGAAGCCGACTGGGTGGACGACAATGACGCAGCATGAAACTGTTCTCATCTCGTGGGCTGACGCACACCAAGGTGAAGGGCATTGGGCGACCCTCGAAGAACAAGATTCGGGTGACCACATCGTAGAAACATGTGGCTTCATCATCCCCGAACAAGACGGTGGTAAAGCAGGTCATGTCACTATCGCACAGTCCCATTCGCCGGACGATTTCTATGACCACATCATCTACATCCCAACAGGCATGGTGCGGTCTATCACTTTCCTTCGACCGTTCACGAAGGACTTGCCTGCTTGATAACGAAGGTTTGTTCCGGCTGCTTGAAACGTAAGCACCGTAACAAGTTCCCTCGTAGGGCCACCGCAGACGGTCACTATTCCCGCTGCTACGTCTGTTACAACAAACAGAAAGCAGAGTGGCGAGCGAAGAACCCTGGGAAGAATCAGGCTGCAAAACAGAAGTACAGGTCTGCTGACCCTGACAGGTTGCGTGACAACAACCTTCGCAGCAAGTATGGGATTAGTCTCGCTGACTACAATCAGATGCTTGCCGAACAGGACGGGGTGTGTGCTATCTGTTCGTTGCCTGAACGGGTGAAGCATGGCAAGTCTGGCAAGACTGCACCATTGGCGGTAGACCACTGCCACGACACAGGAAGGGTGCGGGGGTTGCTCTGCTTCTCTTGCAATGTGGCTCTCGGCAAGTTCAACGACGACCATACCCTTGTAAACAAAGCCTTAAATTACCTATTGACAAGTAGTACACCCCTTCGTTAAGGTGCGTTTCAACGTATCCACAACATGAAAGGGGAACCCTATGGGGTTGTCTCGTTACCGTATTAGTAAACCCGCCCACGGCGGACAGGAATGGTTGAACGAAAGGTTTTGGGACAAGTCAGGTAACCGACGAGTGTCGGCTTCTGCTGTCGCAGCCATCTACAACCTGCATCCGTTCGTTCCGATGGACCAGTACGCCGCCGAGTTGCTTTCGGAACACCCTCCGGTTCCGGTCGCACCGAACGCTGCGATGGAAAGAGGCAACCGCTTGGAGCCGTTCGTGATGGAATGGGCAGCAGACAAACTGGGTGTCGCCTATGTCACGCCGGACGAAATGTTTGTTGCTGAATCGAAGGGCGGGGCACGAATGATTGCGACCCTTGACGGTTTCTTTGAGGCTGGTGATGTGCGGAAGGTGTTGGAGATTAAGACCACGACCCGCCAGTGGGATGGGGAACTACCCGACTATTGGCGTATCCAAGGTGTGCAGCAGGCTATCTGTGCTGACGTAACCGAGGTGACATGGGCGGTGTTCGACCCGTCGATGCACTTGCATCTGCATGTACAGTCGATTTCCCCTGCTGAGCAGGCCGAGCACATTTCTGCTGTTGAGAAGTGGTTGAACGCTATCGACTTGGGTATGACACCTCCTGGGGTGCATTGGTCGTACGAGACGATTGTGACCCGCTACCCGAAGTCTGAGCCGAAGACGGTGGAGTTGGACGATGAGGTTGCCGATTTGATTGCACGGTTGAAGCATGTGAAGTCTGAAGCGAAGTCTCTCAACGAGTTGGAAGACCAGTTGAAGGCCGAGTTGTGCGAGTTGATTGGCGACTCCGACACCGCTACCATCGGTGGAACGGTTGTCGCTACGTGGAAAGGGCAGACACGGGACTCGCTTGACATCAAGGGGTTTAAGGCTGCGATGCCTGAGGTTGCGAAACAGTTCTCTAAGCAAGTAACAACTAGAACACTGCTGCTGAAAGGAGCACGGTAATGGAAAACACTGAAGCATTGAGGAACGTACTGTTGAAGTACGGGGTGCCTGACCCGAAGATTGTTGGCAAACTTCCGAAGGGTGGACGCCAACTGGATTTTGTTGGTCATGCCGATGTCACTAAGTTTCTGTTGGAGATTGACCCGAACTGGTCGTGGGTTCCTATCCAGTGGGATAACGGTCGTCCGGCTATCCATGTGGAGAACGGTATCGCTACCATGTGGGGCGAACTGCGGGTACTCGGGCAGGCACGGCTCGGTGTCGGTTCGGTCGAAGCGAAGAAACCCGACTTGGATAAAGAGTTGGTGTCGGACTTCCTGCGCAATGCTGCGATGCGGTTCGGTATCTGCCTGTCGTTGTGGACTAAGCAGGAATGGGACGACATTGACACGGGTGCGAAGCCCGCACCTAAGCCTGTTCATCGGAACCGTGGCGTAGAAGCCAGCGAACCTGTAGCGCAGGAAACTGACGGGTTGTTGTCTGCGGACCGCCGCCAGCAGGTTCAAGCGAAGTGTGCCGAGGCAGGCATCGACCCTGCTGTTATGGCAGCGAACGCAGGGTTGGACTGGACAGGCGATTTGAAAGAGTCAGATGTTCCGGCTCTGCTCGCAGCGTTCAAGGAACTGAAATCATTCAAGGAAGGCAACTGACATGGCGAACCATAGAACAGTTGACCCGACAGCAGAGTACGCATCTAACCGTGTCATCGGCATCCGTATCATCGACCGTCAGGTTGAACAGTTGGATGAGTTGGCGAAGAACCGTGGTATTTCTAGGTCGCAGTTGATGCGGGAACTGATTGCAGAGGCATGGACTCGGGACCAGCAGCCAGAACCGTTCTGAACCACGGCATTGAAGCCGGATACCGCAAAGGTTGCAGATGTGAACCGTGCCAGCAGGGTCATCGTGATTATCAGAACAGGCGGTACCACGCTAAACCACGGTTGCCGTTTGACCCGATAGTTGCGTTCATGTCCCCAGAGATGAGGTCGTCTCGGGCTGCGCTTATCAAGGCGCAGTCTGGGAAAACCATCAGCCTGTTCCAAGCAGACCGTCTGTGCTGCTCTATCGGGTTACATCCGTGGCATGTTTACGGTGATTTGTATTTCAAAGATATTTGGGAGAAAGATGAGCAAGCAAAAACAGAAAGGCACTAGGGCAGAGACTGCTGTCGTAGAGTTTTTGAAACAGAACGGCTACCCCTATGCGGAACGTCGTGCCCTGAACGGGGTGAACGACAAGGGTGACATCACTGGTTTGGGGCCTGTTGTTATTGAGGTGAAGGACCATCAGAAGATTACGTTGGCGCAGTTTATGTCTGAGTTGAGGGAGGAAGTGAATAATGCTGAGGCTCAGACTGGTGTGGCTGTTGTCAAGCGACGGGGTACGTTGCAGGTGGGTGATTGGTACGCCGTGATGCCTGTGTCGTGGTGGGTTGATTTGTTGAAGGAGGCGGGTTACTGATGAAGTGGAAACCTTTTACTTCTGGTAGGCCGTACACTTGCAAGGACTGCCCTGCATACATTGAATTGAAAGACCGTGCTGACACTTGGCAGCAGGTCGCTAACGGTTTCTATCATTGGTTCCCGACGGCGGCAAGGGAAGCGTTGCTTGCCGACGAAGAAACTAGAGAAGAATTTCGTGAGCATTGGGATTTCTATTTGGCATTGAGGCAGCAGTATGACTGACTCCCCGCTGATTGCGTACAACGGTCACCGTTACTGCGAGTGCGGTACACCAGAACCCATCCGGTACTGCGACTCCGACTGCACACGCACATTCAAAGGACCACTAGAAGAAGGCTCATGTATCCGGTGCATTTTCTGGTTGGGTCATCTGCATGGTGACCATCGTGGCTGGTACGAATTGAAACAGGCTCGCCTTGGGAACGAAACCGTTTGACCCCACCCTGTACAACAGGGACGATGACGCTAAAGAAGATGTCATTGCTTGGGTTGCCCGACGTTACGGCTACCACCTGTATGTGAACCCTGACCAGTACGGCATCGACTTGTTGTGTACGAACGGTTGGTCGTTTGAGGTGGAGGTGAAACACAACTGGCGTGGACCGAAGTTCCCGTACAAGGAGGTTCATTTTTCTGCACGGAAACTGAAGTTCGCAACCAAGCGGTCGCTCTTCGTGATGTTGAATAGTGAGCGGTCGCATGGGTTGCTGGTTGCTGGTGATGTTGTCCGGCGTTGCAAGGTGGTGCGTAAGGCTACGAAGTACACGGCTGATGAACAGTTTGTGGAGGTGCCGGTGGGGTTGGTTGAGTTGGTTTCGATAAGATGAGAGGATGTGTCTAACACTTGGAGGTTTATGAGTAGTAACTAACCCTGTCCGTTGAACAAAGGAGACATCATGCGTAAAAGCATCCTGCCCCCCGCAATACTTGCCCTATCCCTACTAGCCACAAGCCCCGCAGAAGCCTCTGAGACGCCTCAGGAGGCCCGCAGATGCGACAGGGCTATCCAACTAGCCCGAGAGGTCGGCTGGCTCAAGAAAGACCTCCCGTACCTGAGGTACATCCTTCACCGTGAGTCACGATGCCAACCAGATTCTATTGGCAGGAACCGTGACATAACCGGAAAGGTGACATCGGAAGACCTTGGCTACGCCCAAATCAACGACAGAAGTTGGGTCACCTACCTCAAAAACCAAGGCATCATCCGCACCCGAGACGACCTGCTCAAACCCAAAACCAACCTCAAAGCAGCACTCGAACTACTACGGTACTCAGTACGCCACGGCTACGACCGCTGGCACCAATGGAGAGGAACAAGTGGCAAATAAAAAACAGCAATGGTACTGCCCACGCTGCCACACCTCTCTCGTAACGTACGTCCGGCTCAGCCACGAGCCGCAACACATCTGCCCAAAGGCAGCAAACAAAAACAAACCACTATCCCCGATACAGGAGGGGCAACATGAGTAACCACATCACCATCCACGGCAACGTCAGCCAAGACCCAGAACTGCGAGTCACCCCCAAAGGAATGAACGTTCTTTCGTTCAACGTCGCAGACTCCTACGGCAAAGACGACAAAAAGAAGACCACATTCCACAGCATCACCGTCTTCGGACAGTTGGCGGAGAACGTCGCATCATCCATCAAGCGTGGCGACAGCGTAATCGTCTCCGGTCGTGTGGAGGTAGACGAATACACCAAGAAAGACGGCACGAAAGGCAAGTCCATCAAGGTCATCGCTGACGAGGTTGGGTTCTCTATGCGTTGGCACCCAGTCGTGCCCGACCAGACGAACGCCACCGTTGGTGCTATCAAGAAGGCGTTTCCGAACGCTTCCATCCTTGACGACGAAGACGCTTTCTAACCATGCAGTACGAAGAATGGATACGCATAGGGGTTGAGGCAGGCTGGTGCACCGCACCCGTCTGCTACACACACGACGGCATACCGATGACCGAAGCGGAAGAACTGGACTGGTGCGAAGGCAACGACCCGTGCCTCCACATCGTGCGCATGTGCGAAGACCCTGAACAACAGAAGGCTATCGAAGCAACCCACTCACCTTCAGCATGGCGACGGTCGAACCAAGGCTTATAGCCTGCCAGCATTGCGGGACAGTCCTCCGTGCGCTCACCACATGGGCACCGGAGGACACCCGCCAATGCACCTGCCTGTGCCACGAAGCACGGCAATACGACCGACTTTCATACCGGCAGCGAAAGAAACTCAATGCTCAGACGTAAATACTGGCAAGAAGACGCAGCCTGCCTCGGAGTTGGCGCACACATTTTCTTCCCGACTATCGGCAGAGGCGACTGCAAATCGAAACTCACACGCCTGTTCGCTGAAGCAAAAGAATACTGCGACCGTTGCCCAGTATGGACAAACTGTTTAGAAGACCAACTGAAAGTCGAACAAGAAACCCTTGTGTTCGACGGCATGTTCGGCGGTCTCACCCCATCAGAACGTAAAGGTGTCCTCTCAGACAGGCAGTGGGCAGAAAGAACGAAGCCCCGCTAGGGAAAGGGGAACCTAACGGGGCTTCGGAACACACTCTAACAGGGACGTATTAGAGGCGTTCAATTCTGTACAGATGATACACATTCACCATGCTGCCGACAACCGCAGACTGCGCTGCTTGTTCAGACCGGAACGTTGTCGCCTGCTGTTTCGTTGGTACCCAATGCCACACCCTGTTTGGGTGGATAGCATAGTAACCGGCAGGTGACCTCATCTTTGGGTGGATTTGTTTGACGATAACGTATTCGGTTGGGGTAAGGTCTACCGCCCGTGACGCACGGTTCAGTAGCCTGTCTAGTGCGCTCACCCTTTCGACCAGTGGTCAAGCAGGTTAGCGAGATAGTCCAAACATTCATCGTCAGACAAATGGTTTTCCCACACCCGTATCAGGTCAATGACAAGGTTGATGGTCTCGTATGTTTCCGGTGCGGGCTTGGCTATCAGGTCGTCGTATGTTGTGAGTACGGTAGTCAGGTCGGTCGGTGTCACAGTGTCACCTCCACAGGTTCAGACCACGGGCGGACAGTGACGAAGTAGGCGAGACGGTTCACAAACCGACAGCCCTCCATGATGACCTCGCCACCAGTATCGGTTTCGACGAGCGTCCAAACGTGCAACTTGTCGCACGAATTGACGAACGCAAGGTCATCACCGTACGTCTCAAACTGATAAGACCCGTAAACGGTATGCGTGTAGGTGGTGAGTGGCAGGTAGGTCTCTACCCATTCGTCGTACGTCATGGCAGTACCTCAAGTTTCTCAAAGACCATCTCCCCGATAACAGCACCTAACTGTTCCTCGGCAGGAAGAAAACCCTCCTGAATGTCATCAACCACAGAATCCCAAACCTTTAGTTCATCTTCGGTTGCAATGTCGAAAGTGCTGTTATCCCACCAAAAGACAACAAGGTTGTCGTCAGGCTGGTATCGCTCTTGCAAACTTTGGATAATGTCCCGTACCCTCATGCCAGCACCTCCGTCACAACAAAATCCCCATACTCCCGACCGACAACCACAGGCTCATCAGCCTCCAACCAAAACATAACGTCCTCATCGAACGGCAAATCGTCCGTGTCACCCGTGAAACCCTCGGGGATAACACCAAACTTTTGCCACCGGATTACGGTCTCGTCGCTGTAATGCCCGTTTACCTCAATGAATGTTGGTTCGCTCATGCCGTCACCTGCTCAACAAGTTCAGGGTCACCATTCACGAAATGCGACGAATCACACTCTTCGTGGAAGTGTTCCCAAGCCAACTCTTCAGCATGGTCTGAGTCTGTCGCCTCACCGTGCCATGTGTAGTAAAACGTCACCCTGTATTGCATTTCAGATACCCCATTCCTTGTTAGTCGAAAGTGCGAACGTAGAAACGATAGACACCGACTCCAAAAAATCTGTCGGGTCATCACCCCACGACAAACCGCCAGTCAAAAGGTAATCCACCCCGTCAATAGTTTGGATACCGCACTGCCTGTTTTCGTTGGCGTAAATGTCATAGACATCAGTGATAGCGGACACAAGTTTTTCGACCGCCTCCTCATAACTGTCAGGTTCGATACCGAAATACCCTGACAAGTTGTCCAAGAGAAAGTCCTCCCCGAGAGAGTGTGCTTTATCTATCGCTTGTTCTTTTGTTAGTTCCATTGGGGTCATCGCCCAACAAAAATCTGCACCCATTTCTTAGCCCCTTTCAGGCTTGACTGCCCACCCCTTTAGTGGGTCAGTAGTGGACGGGCAGGACTCGCACCTGCCTGTCTGCTAGTCGCCCTGAGACTGACGGACAGCCTCAACCAACAACCCGAGACCGCCACCCAACATAATGCCCGTGAGTAGCCACCAGTCACCGCCAACCTTTGCAGCGTGGTCGAACACGAAACCCGACCCGACCACAAGGATTAGCCCGAGAGGTGCCATGCCTGCCACCCTGTCACGGGGACGCTTGCCAGCCCTCGCCCGAGCGACGACAGCCTGCCGACGCTCACGGACAGACAACTCCGGTGCCTGCCTGTCCTGCCACGCCATGACCGCAGGATGGTCAGGCGAATAGTGTTTCCTGTTCATGACTTGTACCATTCCCTTGACCCACGGTAACCAAGCGCACTGTCCATAGCCCTCTT